ATGGTCTATAGTCATCGTACCAATTATTACTAACATTAGCTCTAATTTCACCAGTCATTCCAGAGTGATAATCACAAACATAATCATAAACATCTCCAGCTTCTGGCATAGTTACTGTAACTGTAGATGTTCCTTGACCACTTACTCCTTCAACATTAGCAAACATTTTTCTGATGTATAATGGATGTCCACCAGATGCTTGATTATCAATAACTACAGTATCACCTGGTTTTACAGTAATAACTCTATTACTAACTTGTGTATCACCTGCAACTTTAGCATAAATTCTATCATCACCAGTTACTTCATAAGCACTTGAGCCTGAAGCAGTCATTGTAATATTCCAAGTTTTTGGTTTATAACTATTATTACGAGTGATTGTTTCAGATGAACCATCTGCTTGATATGCTACAATCTGACTGATATCATTTATTTTATAGAATCTTTCGTGGTCAACTCCTACGAATCCCCATGCTCCTGTTACTACAGTTGCATTACGAACTCCTGTGACAGGATTGACCGGTTTATTAATGTGCCAAGTTAATGCTGTATAGTAAGCAGTTGTTACACCATCAGCTAAATACATAACTCTTAATGAACTTTTTTTACCCCAACCACAATACTTACCACCTGCTGCACTGAGTACACCAATTGCATGAGATGAGAACCAATTTGTATTATTATTAGTTACTTGATTGTTTCTTGCTGAAGTCATTGAACTGGAAGTATCGCTCCACTCCATAGGAACAAATTTAGAATTATTACTATCCCATTCTTCAAAATCAACATGGTCTTCGTGACCTGCATTACCTGAAGCTGGACTACCTGCTTCAATAGCAACAATATCTACATATTCACCAAGATAATTGCTTTTAACAGTATCATCAAATTGATATTCAGTACCTTGAAAATAACCAAATGGCTGTGTACCATCTGCTGTTTTAAACTCGCTTGTAAAAAACATATTTAAACCAGTATTTTCTGCACCATTACCAGTAGGATTAAATTTAGTTCTGTATGTTACACTGCTTGTTTCGTATCTTGGAGTAGTAGATGGATATGATACTAATTCTTGTACATCTCTTTCTGGTCCACATTCAATTACTTTAGAACTTGCTCTTAATGTTTCTGCTTCTTCGTCAGTCAACATCATCGCAATCATACCATCCCATAAATCAAAGTTACAATGAACTTGCATTCCAGCTGCTTCATTAGCTAGAAAATCTGCTTCATCTGTCCCTGGCTGAAATATAACGTTATGAATACGTTTGCTCATTTATTTAACTCTCTAGTTTTAATACGTCAATAGTAACTGTAACTGTTCCTGCACTTCCAGAATTATTTTGTACTGCTACTGGAACCTCAGTTTCACTGTCATCAAGCCATCCCATAATAGATGGTGTGATTTTAAATTCTGTAGTACCAGAAGCTGTAGCAATAAATTCTGCAATAACACCTGAGCCATTTGATGGGTCAGTTCCTTGTGTTCTTCCTGCGTCTGCAGTTCTTGATGCTGTATCAGAATAAATCCTTACCCAACATTGTTTGTCTACTGTAACTTTTTGTAAAGCGAATGATAATCCTAACGTTGCGTATTCAACAGAACCTGAAGCACCATCTGAGATTGAAGCAGTTGTTTCTGCTTCTTGTACTCTTGAAGCTCCACCTCCACCTCCGCCACCGAGGTCTGAATTATTTGCAAGTTGTACCCAGTTACCTGAGTGTGCAAAATACGCTGCACCTGTACCATGTACATGAGCAAACATACCGTGATAAGTTGAAGCATTTGGTAAGTCACCTTCTGTAGAATAAACATTATTAAATAATACTTTATTACCACCCATATCTAAATCAGAGGCAGTTACTGCATTAATAATATCCGTGTTTGAAACCGAGCTACCACCCGATGCGTTTAATACTCCGTTACTTGCTGTTAAATTATTACCTGCAATTGCTGTAACAAAATCAGCGATCGTGTCTTTCTTAGAATTATTAGAATCATCAGCATCAATAAATCCAATACTATCTGATGCTACATCAAGTGTTCCACCTGTTAAACTGTTGAGGTCAGTACCACCGCCTCCACCGCCGCCTGAAGCATTAATTGTAACACTATCTGCATTAGCATCAGTTGTAATAGTAACATTAGAACCAGCTACTAAAGTAAGAGTATCTGTAGTTCCATCGGCTGCAATACTTGTTTGACCTGCAACTGCAATGCTTCCAAATGTATTAGCAGAAGAACCACCGCTTGGTAATGCAGTCCATGTATAATCAGAACCATCCCATTGTAATACTTCATTACTTCCTGCACCTGAAACATTTAAATGAGCATCAACATCAGAATCTTCATAAGAACTATTAGAGCCGCCACCGCCTCCTCCAGTCATTTCAACCCAAGTATAAGTACCATCTGCGTTTGTCTTTAATACATAATCAGATGTTTCTGAATTAGTAACGTTATTTGCATAGACATGAGGGGCAAGAGGGTCTGTATAATTTAAAATTGAACCACCAGAAGTATCTGCAAGTAATCTTCTCCAAGAACCGTGAGCATAGTACATTGAACCAGTATCGTGAGCATGGCCGATAGCTCCGTGATAAGTACCAGGGTTCAGTGCTTGTAAGCTTACTAGTGTATCATAATAGAATGATATTTTATGTGGTTTACCTGTTAAATCGAAATTACCATTTGCATCAAATAAATTGGTAGCAGATGTTGAACTACCTAATGCTAGGTATAATTCATTGAAGTTATCGTTTGATTTATCGAAAGCATTACGTAACGGGTCACCTGTCCCGTCGTTCGCAGATGCTCCGATATTAATTGTTTGCTTGGCCATAGCGTCCTCTTTTAAAAATCTTTAATTTTATTATTTATCTCTAGTATGATATATCGTAATCGTTCTCTAAATACTTTTCAAGTAATCTAAACATATCCGTAGATACTGTATGAGCAACATTATCATTTAAGAAAATTGTATTACCGTAATCTACTAATGTACTTGCCGACCCGTAAGCCGAACCACTTAATAAATTACCATTATATCCTTGTGATTTTGCAAATGCAAGTGCACTGTTTGGCGCACTTAGGAATGTTTGTCCTACAAAGTTTCCACCAGTGTATGGAACCGTTGTATCAAGTCTTCCGTTTAAATGTAAAATCTTTCTTTGTGGTAATGATGTAACTAATGTATCATATCCATCATTTGAATATGCATTACCTGTTTGTTCGTGATTAGATGGATAATAGAATTGACCACCTCTGTATTGGTCATTTGTTGTCTGTGATATAATACATGCAATTGTATCAACACCAGTATCTTCAATTTCTACTGCTGCTCTCAATGCAAGTCCACCACCATTACTTATTCCTATAATACGAATCTTAGTTTCATCAACATTTTGGAATAGTTTTAAATTGGTTATGAGTTCTTCGAGCATCTCAATATCAGGTCCATTACTACCTTCGTTAGAAATATTCCAACTGTTAGCGTAACCTTGTACACCAACTAATATATGTCCTTGTAATTCATTTCCAAACTGTGTTACCATTGCAGCACCATTACCACCATTACCATGTAATAATATTGCTGTTGGATAAGGTGCACTTCCTGTTGAAGGCATTCCAATTGTTACTTCATAATCGTGGAATCCTTGACTCCAATTTTTAGTAATTGTAAGGTCAGATGATTCGCTTAAGTTTGCACCACCTGTACCACCAGGTGTATGGTCTGCTGTAACATAAGTACTGTCTACTGAGAAGTTCGTAACTGATGCTCTTAAATCTGCAATGTCTGCAACATCAAGCGGTGAGCCTGAGCCTTCGTCGTTGAATAACCTAATGAATCTTTGTTTAGTTTTTCCTGTATTACCATATTTGTAAATAAAGTCACCAAACATTTTAGAACCAGCAAGGTGAACATTTTCTTTTAGTAATTTTTCGTATTGACTTTTATCTAGAGTTGATTTAATTTGATATGAATACTCTTGGTAAAAATCACTGTCTTGTATTCTCATACCTGAATTATAGTAAGTATCAATTGCAGCACTGTTTGCAGCTTGAGTTACGTAACCATTAATATGAGATGAATAATCTTTCCAATAACCTTTATTTTTTCCTTGCTCTTGTGCTTCAATTGTTCCACTTGCTAAAACTATACTCGTGTCAATAGGGTCTCGTAATGTACCTGTGTCACCATTAACATAAGAGAATCCAGAATTATTAATTGCAACTTTATTAATATAACCTGTTTCAAAATCTGCACGAGCATTAATAATTGCATTATCACCATAGAAGCGACTTGAGTAATCTGTACTAGCACCAGCAATAGTAAATACATCATTGTTAGAACGAATAATGTTGTTTATACCAGTAAATCCATTCCAAGAGTTTGGTAGTATATAAAGTAATCCTTGTACACTATCTATTCTGAGTATACTAGCAGTAGCTAATGTAGTTTCTTCAGTAATACTTTCGTTAACATTAAATAATGCAGCATCTTGTATATTAGATAATCTTATTACTTGACCGCGTTTTTCAAATTTAGTAATTAAATCATCTTTTGCTCTTGCAAAAATTTCAAAGCCATAATTAGAACCAGGGTTAACATTTTCAAATAAATCTAATTTACCAATTTCAATACCTGATGTATCAAATGCATCTGCAAGAACAGTAGAAAGTGTAACTGGAGAAGCAGTACCTGACATAGGAGTTATTGCTCCATAATCAGCTGCATCAAGCGCAATACCTAAATAAGGTTGAATCGGGTCTGTAATGAGATTAACTGTTTCTGTATCTGAAATAACAGCATAAACATCCGTATTAGCATCAGGTGGATTACCCTCTGGATATAAAACAGCTGGTAATTGAACGGGTGATGAATTGTTAAACGGTGATACACCAATTTGTATGCCATTTGCTTTTAAATCAATATTAGGATTTCTGTCTACAGTTAAAATTGGTCTTGCATGGTCAAATGTACCGGTTGTCATTTTAACACCGATATTATAATCACTTTGACCTAAAACATAACCTTCGTTTCCATCTGCATCTTCAAGCCTTTCGTATAATTCAAATTGTACTTCGTTTGAAGGGTCTGTATTAATTGCTTGATTGGAAACTAATAAACTAGTATTTGCAACTGAATAACCGTAACCGCCATTAATATAATTATATGTAGCAACTGCATTGACCGCGTTGGTTACATCTGTAACTATACCTTCACCACCGTCACCTTCAAAGCTGTCGGGTTGTATTTTAACTGAGTCACCAATTTTCTTATTTGCTAATCTTGGTAATGTATCGTCAACAATAAATTCACTAAGAGAACCACCAACCTCACCAAAATCTATAGATTCTTTAGAAATGTTAGTATAAATTCTGTCGTATTTTAAGAAAGTACCTTGGACATTATCAATGTAAATAATAGGAGTATATCTACCATTAATTAACATTGAATTAATTTTAGCTACAGAAGCTTTTGCTTGACTAACACTACCTGTTATAACACGAGAAATTAAATCTGCATAAGTGTATTGAATACTTGTTGTATCACTTAAAAATAAATTATCGTTGGGAAGCATCTGTAGGAAATTACCTTCTTTCCATTCAGAGTTTGAAGCTTTTAACATTCTATTAGAAGGATAAACTATTTCAATATCTTATTCTTTATAGAATGTTGCAAAGAATAACTCAATACCAGCCTTAGTACCTTTTC